AACCAGCTGACAGATTTGGCAGCTCAGTCGCAATGCCTAACGAAAGAACTATTATTGTTGGCGCGCCAAACGAAGACTCAGAAGCAAATAATGCTGGTCAAGTTTATGTATTTACAGGTAAGGGCTCCAATTGGTCCGAGACTCAAAAAATAGCATATAGCGGATCTTTAGATCATGTTGGCAGAGGTAGAAGTGCTCATTTAGCAGTAACTGAAAAAGAAATATTCATAGGATCCAGCGGCAATAACGTAGAAACTTACGGTGGTGACGCTACTGGTCCAGAAACAGTAATTCGTTATCGAATTTAACAATCTTTTGGTGTAATATATATTGATGGAAATTATACCATCAATAACATTTTTAACATCGAAAACATGGCTAAAAAAACAGCTTCACGAGCGGTGTCTAATGCTAATGTTAGTTGCGAAATTGACGAAAAAACTATTTTAGACTGCATGAGTCCATTGAAAAAAAAGAAAATTAAAACAAACACAGTAAAATTTACAGAAAAACAAAAACAATTCCTCAAACTATCTATAGCTAAAGACACAAAAGCTATGTTTGTTAGAGGCCCTGCGGGAACCAGTAAAACATATCTCGCCGTATATAGCGCGCTTCAACTATTCAATATTAATAACGATTATGATATAATTTATATTCGTACTATTGCAGAAAGCGGAGAAAAAGGTTTGGGCGCATTACCAGGCGATGTGGCTGAAAAGTTTAATCCATTTATGCTTCCATTAAATGATAAGTTAGAAGAAATGATTACTCCACAAGAAAGGAGCTTTTTAGAGCAAAAGAAAATCATAAACGCCTTACCTATAAACTATTTACGCGGTTCAAATTGGATAAACAAAATAGTAATCGCGGATGAATCACAAAACTTTACATTTAAAGAATTAACTACATTAATTACAAGATTAGGTGAAAATAGCAAGTTATTTGTTTGTGGTGATCCAATGCAAAGTGATATTAATGGAAGAAGCGGCTTTAATAAAATGTCTGAAACATTTAATGATAAAGAATCTGCTTCCCATGGAATTCACTGCTTCGATTTTACAAAAGACGACATCGTTAGAAGCGAAATATTAAAGTTTATAGTAGATAAGATACAAGTCGCACAAACAGAAGAAAATAAATCTCAAAACCAAAAATCAAGAACCTCTAGAAGAAAATCTTAAAAATATTGTGTAATGTCTGAATAGAAAAGTTTATTAAAATATAATAATATAAAATATGCCTTTTTTATACTGTACACAATGTGGCTACAAAAACACCTTTACTACAAGGCGGGCTAAATTTTGTGCTGGCTGTGGAACTTCACTTTTAGAGGAAGCAGCGGGTAATTCAAACCCGCCATCTACAAGATTAGAGTCAGCGCATGCTCATTTAGAACAAGAAAGTGAACCACCGCCCTCAATTCCAAGATTACAAAAATTAGAATATACTGTTGACGCAACTAGCAAGCCGCCAACTATTGGTGATTTGATCAGCACTAAAAAAGATAGTGGTAATCGATCAAAAAAAGTCTCAAATGAAGATTCAAAAGTCTTGACTCCTAAAGAGATTGAAGCTGAATCAATGCGCGCATGTGCTAGTTCAAGGGAAAGAACAAGTCAACAGATTGATGGGTAGACCTAAAAAAATAAAATATGAAGATAAAGTCAATGTTATTGACACAGAACTTCAAAAAAGAAAACATAAGTGGCACCTAAATGCTGTTGCTTGGTTTGACTTTGAAGATGTAGAGCAAATTATTCGTTTTCATATTTTTAAGAAGTGGGACCAATGGGATCAAAAAAGGCCCTTGGAACCATGGGTTAATAAAATAATATCCAACCAACTTAAAAATATTTTAAGAAATAATTATAGTAATTTTGCTCGTCCATGTTTAAATTGTCCTTTTAATCAATCTGGTCAACAAGAGGCTGTGCACGGTAACTTATGCGCTTTTACGCCAAGTGGTACTCAATGTGGTGAATGTAAATTATATGCCAAATGGGAAAAAGGAAAAAAACATGCTTATGATATTAAATTGCCTTTAGCACTAGAAAATCATCATCAAGAAGTTTTTTCAATTCGTTCAAGCGAATTTAATTTAAACGATTCTATTTTCAAGTTACATTTGGAGATGAAAATTATTTTAACGGAGAAACATTATGAAATTTACGAAGATTTATTTATAAGGAATTTATCAGAAGATGAGGTGGCTAAAAAGTTAGGTTATACAACCAACGAAAAAAATAGAAAAGCTGGATACAAGCAGATAAAAAATTTAAAAAAGATGTTTAAAGAAAAGGCCGTTACAGTCATAAAACAAAAAGATATTATTATAGTTCATAATGAAACTAACTGAAGATCAACAAAAGTTAATTAGAAATAATTATCAAGCTATCTCTGATTTAACTAGACTAACCCAAATGGTGTCTGGGGATGAAGCTCTTGATGGTCGTAGTAAAATTGGCCGCGCAATAAGAAAGTTCATGGTAGAGCAAGGGCTAGATTATGAAACAAGTGGACATCAAAAGGTTGATGATATCATTTTGACAAATGAAGAAAAAGAATTTCTAGACTCTCATGCTGGTCAAAATATGAGCAGTATTCAATTGGCTGAACTTTTATGGCCAGATAGAGAGATTAAAAAACTTTCTAAAGAACAAAGAGTTGTTGCGGATTATATAAAAAATCATCATCCTGATTTTATTAGGGCCGAAGAAAGCGCTATTGGTTTAAAATATAGTCCACCCAAAGCATTGTCTCGATCAATTAAAAAAATTAATGATTTTGCAGGTAGAAGTCTTGATGAAGCTAAGCTGCAAGTTCAGGACAAAAAGTGTGCAGAAACTTTAATGAGTTCTTTGTCGAGCCCAAGATTTTTACAAGTAATTAATAACTATACATCACAAGAAGATAGAGAATTATTTGAGGCCGAGTTTGTAAGGTCTGTTTGGGATAAACCAGATTTAACCTCTGATGAAATTAATTTGTACATTAACGTATGCATGGATTATATTAATTTAAAGCATATTGAACAGCAAAAATCAAAGTTAAATTTAATGTTTGACGATGCGCAAGATCAACAAGAGTTTACAATTAGATTAACGGAAATCCTAAAAACCAAAAGCGAAGAATATAATCAGTGTGC